GTTAAAATCTCCAAACGCGGCCTCCCTCGCAACCGGGTGTAACCAAAGCCAGAGATTTTCGGGTGTTTTGGTGAGATTATTTTTTTTTCGAGGCGCGTATCGATGGCTGTAAAAACATCGAGGTCGAAAAGCTCCGCCGGAGCCTCGCCGTCATGGCTGAAAAAGCCTGCGGCGAAACGTATTTTCGAAAAGCTGCGCGGCGATCTCGGCAAGCTACGTTTTATCAGCGACACTGACGACGCCTGTTTGGCTCGCTACTGCCAATATCTCAGCGAGTGGATTCGTCTGACGCAGACGCTTGACAAAGAGGGCGAGACGTTCACGACGAGCTCGCAGCATGTCAAGGAATGGGTGCGGCTTCGCCCCGAGGTGCGCTTGCGCGAAAATATCGAATCGCATCTGCAGTCGCTCGAAGATCGTCTCGGCCTCAATCCGAAATTCCGCTTCGAGCTCACGTCGCGCCTGCTGTCTCAGAAAGCGCCGAACAAGCCCGGCGAATTGCCTCTCGGCGAACCGCATCCCGCGTCCGAACAAGACGAGTGGGATGCGATCCTCGGATCAGCTCGGGGCAACTGAGTGGCCTGGTCGTTTGCGGTTCCCGATTGGGAAGAGCGTTTGCTCGCGTCGCGCTCGCTCATGCCGTTTCTGCCGCTGTTCCCGACACAGGCTGAGCGCGCGCGAAGTATTTTCAACCGTCTGCGCCTTCCCGATGTCGTCGGCCATCCGCGCAACGAAGGCGCGTGCGGCGACTGGCTGCGCGATTTTGTCGTGGGAATCCTTGGCAGTCTCGATCCTGTAACGCGGCAACGCATGGCGCCTGAGGGTTTTCTCATGGTGCCGAAGAAAAACAACAAGACGACCGGCGCGGCGCACGCCATGCTCACCGCTCTCGCGGAAAACGAACGGCCCAATGCGGAATTTTATCTCATCGGCGCGCGTCAGCTCATCGCGGAACAATCGTTCAGTCAGGCGGTCGGCACGCTGTCCGCAGATGCCCGTCTGTCGGACCGATTTTATGTTCAGGAACACAAAAAATGCATCACCTATGGTCCCACCGGCGCGACACTTGAAATCCGTTCCTTTGATCCAAAAATCGTCACCGGCATCCGCCCATCCGGCGTGCTGCTCGACGAGGTGCATCTTCTCGGCTCGGAGGCGGAGGCGGACCGCGTCATCGGCCAGCTCCGCGGCGGCATGATCTCCCAGTCCGAAGCTTTTTTCGCGATGATCACGACCCAAAGCGAACGACCGCCGGCCGGCGTGTTCAAGTCGGAGCTGGCGCGCGCGCGCGACGTGCGCGACGGTCGCCGCCATGACGCGATGCTCGCCATTCTCTACGAGTTCCCGGATTCGATCCGCCTCGCGACGGCTGACGCCGAGGGAAACTTCCCCTGGGAAAACTCCGCTCTATGGCCTCGCGTCACGCCCAATCTCAATCGCTCGATCAAGATCGATGCGCTGCAACAGCTCTATCGCAAAGCCAAGGACGATGGCCGCGGCGAGCTGATCCGCTGGGCGTCGCAACATCTCAATATCGAAGTCGGCGAGCAGCTCCGCGCCGACGGCTGGGCCGGCGCCAAATATTGGAGTGGCTGCGCCGAACAAGGCCTGACGCTCGACGACGTGCTCCAGCGTTCGGAGGTTGTCGTCATCGGCCTCGACGGCGGCGGCCTCAACGATCTCTTCGGCCTATGCGTGCTGGGCCGAGAACGCGGCGACGGCGAATTACGCCATCGCCGCTGGCTCGCCTGGTTTCACGCCTGGGCCTATCCCGAAGTGCTCGAACAAAACAAACTCGAAGCGCCGCGTTTCGAGGATTTCAGAAAAGCCGGCGAGCTGACGCTGTGCGAAAGCGTCGGCGAAGACGTCGACGAAATCGTCGATATCATCGTCAAGACGTATGAGTCCGGCCTGCTCGCCGAGATCGGCGCAGACGCGGCCGGCGCCGCGATCTCCGATGTGATCGAGGCGGTCTATGTCGCAATTTATGGACAGGCGGAGCCGCCCGAAGGCGGGGAGCTGATCACCAGCATCCCGCAGGGATATCAGCTACAGCAGGCGTCAAAGGGTTGCGAGCGGCGCCTCGCCGCGAAAAGTCAAAATCTGAAACATCCGGGTCAGGCTCTGATGGCCTATTGCGTCGGCAATGCGAAAACAGAAATGCGCGGAAACGCCATGTATGTGACGAAAGCAGTGTCCGGCCGCGGAAAAATCGACCCGCTGATGGCGCTGTTCGACGCCGCCTTTCTGATGGCCCGTAATCCTGAGGCCAAAGGCTCCGTCTACACCGAGTCCCGCGGCCTGATCGTCATCGGCTGACATGTCGTCGCTCGAAAAATTCAACGCGTTTCTCGCGCCGCGCGGCATGACGCGCGATCTCTTCGCGCCGAAACGCGATATCGATCCGTCGAGCAGCGATCCGTTCTGGTCCTCCGGCTGGTATGCGTCGCAGACCGTCTCCGGCATCAATGTCTCGCAAGTCACGGCGCTGTCCTGTCCGCCGATGCTGGCGGCGATCAACATCCTCTCGGAGGATTTCGCCAAAATCAAATGGCGGCTGTATCGCCGCCGCGCCAATGGCGGACGCGATCTCGTCGCGGATCATTGGCTCGCGAAGCTGTTCAAAAAGCCGAACGACTGGCAGACCGGCTTCGATTTTCGCCGCATGTTGATGACGCAGCTCATCCTGCGCCAGAACGCCTATTTCGTCATCATCCGCAACGCCGCCGGGAGGCCGATTAAATTCATCCCGCTGAATTCGGATCGCGTCGCGATCTGGGAAGCGCCCACCGGCGATATCTTTTATCGAGTCACGCCGCTCGGCCTGCATGAAATGGCGGAGCTGTTCGGTCAGCCCTTTCTGATCCCCGCCGAGGATATCTGCCACATCCGCGGTTTGAGCCTGAACGGGCTGATGGGGTCGTCGCTGATCGTGCTGGGCAAGGAGGCGATCGCGCTTGCTCTCGCTTATGAGCAGCAGGCGGCGCGCTGGATGGCCAATGGCTCCAAGCCCAGCGGCGTGCTGCAAACGGATTCAAAGCTGACGCCTGATGTCGCCAAGCGGTTGGGTTCGGACTGGCGCGACGCCTATACCGGCCTGCAAAACTCCGGCCGCGTCGCGGTGCTCGAACAGGGGCTCAAATATCAGCCCATCGCCTTTGACGCGGTGGAAATGGATTTCCTGAAAAACCGCGCCTATCAGCGCGAGGAAATCATCGGAATGTTGCGCATCCCGTCGCATATGATGCCGGGCTCGCAGTCCAAGGACAGCAAGGCGTCGGTCGAACAAAACGCCAGCGATTACATCAATCTGTGCCTCTCCAGCTACACCTGCTGTTTTGGCGAAAAGCTCGACGTCACACTGGACATCGAAGACGAGCTCGGGCTCGAACTCGATTTCGATTATTCGATCCTCACTAAAGCCGACATGACCTCGCGCGTCGCCATGTGGACGCGCGCTGTCGCGGGCGGCATCGCCAAACCCAATCAGGCGCGGAACGATTTCGATTGGGAGCCGGACGAAAGCGGCGACAAGCTTTGGATGCCGGCGAATGCGCAATGGGCCGGCTCACATGTCTGCGGCGATCTGCCGGACGGCGGCGGAAGGCCGGCGGGCGCAAAAAACAAAGACGAGATTGATCAATGATGCAAGCGCGCCTCCTGCAAGGCTTCTGCAACCGCGCCGCGCCCGGCGATGACGCATCGCGCAGCGTGTCGTGGATCCTCTCGAACGAAGACGTCTGTCTCGATTTCCACACCATCGCAACTGCCGGCTGGGATCTCGACGATTTTTTGCGCAACCCCGTCCTCCTCTGGGCCCATGATCAATCGCAGCCGCCGATCGGCAAATGGACGCGTGTTGAAAAGCGCGGCGCGCTGCTTGTCGGCGAGAGCGTCTTCGCCGAGGCGGAAGACTATCCCTTCGCCGACACGATTTTTCGCCTCGTTAAAGGTGGATTTCTCAACGCCGTCTCCGTGTCCTGGTTCCCGCTCGACTCCAAACCAGCGCGCGACCGCGCCCGGCCGGATGGCATAGATTTCCTCAAACAAAGACTTCTCGAAGCCTCCGTCGTTCCGGTGCCGGCAAACCCCGGCGCGCTCGCCACAGCGCGTAATCTGGGAATCGACACGGCGCCTGTCACTCAATGGGCGGAGCGCGTGCTGGACGGGGCTTACGGCCGCCGCATCGCCGATCTCACCTCGCCGCAGCGCGCCGATCTCTCCGCAGCGCGCACGCTGCGCGCCGCCGATCCACCGCCCGCGCCGCGCGGCGCCGGTGAAAAATGGAAATGCGGCGCCACGCGTAATCTCGATGTCGTTCAATCGGCGCAGTGGAGCGCCGCCGATGCAACGGAAGCTCTGTTCCGCTTCGCCAAATTAGACACGCCGAAGCCCGATCTCGCCGTTCTGCGCAAAGCGTTTTTAATTTACGACGACGCCGCGCCGAAGCGCCGAAGCTCCTATCTTCTGCCGATAGCCGAGCCGCGCGGCGCCCGTCTCGTCGCCTCAATGCAAGGTCTGCGCGCCGCCGCAGCGTCTCTGCGCGATCTCAATCTCCAAAGCGATCTCGCCGCCAAGGCGCGTGACTTCATCGATCATTACGAGGGCAAGATGCCGAAGCCGTCGAACACGAAAACTCAGCGCATGATCCGCGGCGTATCGGCGCGCGGGCTCTATGAAGTCGCGGACCTCGCCTATTATCTCGGCGGCATCGGCTGGCTGAAATGTCGCGTCGACGCCGAAGAGGCGGCCGAGGGCGATACGGACTCGCCCAATCCGCAAAATCTCGCGGCGGCTTTGCAGGCTTTGGGCAAAGCGCTTGTCGAGATGACGGCGGAGGAAGTGTCGGAGCTGTTGGAAACCTTTGGCGCGATCGAAGAGATCGATGGCGAAGGAGATGCGGAACAGCCGGGCGAGCGCGCCGCGCCGCGCGCATTGCTCCGCGCCATGCTCAATAAATCAGATCGCGGCGCGCTGGAAAAAGCGCAGCAACATTGCGCACGGTCGCAGCGCCTGCTGCGCACCCATATCGACCGCTATGCCGAGTCCGATTTGTCCGACGAAACGACTCGCGCCGAAATGAGCGACAGCGCCGAGGGCGTGCATGATCATCTCACGCGCTCCGTCGACATGCTGCGCGACTATATCGGCGATCGCAGCATTTCCGACGACGATGAAGACGACGCCGGAAAAGGCGGCTCTTCCGATAGCGAGGGCCAACGCGCCACGCCGCCGCAGACAAAGCCATCCGTGGCGCGAGGCAAACCCGCCGCCGCGCCTGCCACGCAGAACGCCGCGACAAACCGCAGCGCTGAAGAGCGCGCCGAACAGGCGGCGCGTCTCATCGCGCGCGATCTGATCGACCGCGCATAACGCGCGCGCCGCACGCTTCAAAATTCCCTTCCACGCAAACGCCGCGCGGCGACCCCCGCGGCGAACGCGAAGCATAAACCGCGTCAGGCGGCTCTTTCCCGGCCGGGGAGCAAGCAACGGCCAAAATCCTGAGAAAAACGGGAAAGACCCATGTCTCTCATCCTGAATCTGCGCGCTCAGCGCAGCAAGGCCATCGCCGCTTTGGGCGCTGAAGAAGCGATCAACAGCGAGGCCGTCACCAAGCAGCTCGAAGCCGAAATCACCGAAATCGACGCCAAGCTGGCCCGCGCGAACAAAGCCCAACAGCGCGCCGCCGACCTCGCCCGCCCCGCCGGCGCCCATGCCGAGGCGGAGAGCCAGTCCGATGTCGAAGGATTCGAATTCGACAGCGGCCCCGTCGCCGATCATGTCGAGCGTCTCGCCGATCTTCGCGCCGAAAAGCGCGGAGTCGCGTCGATGCGGGCTGCATATGACAGCGTGACCGAACGATTCTTCAGCGGTTTCGAGCGTTCCTTGCGCGACGTTTGCCGCAGCAGCATCATTATTCCGCCGCCACGGGAAAAGCGCTTCGCCACGCTGGGCGAACAGCTCGTCGCCATTCGCAATTATTACATGTCCGGCAAAGACGTGAATGCGATGGATTCGCGTCTTGTGCGCGCGCCGAGCGGCGCCGGCGAGGTCGATGCCACCGGAGGCGGCTTTTTGGTGCAAACCGATTTTGCGGCGGCTCTCTATATGGAGGCGCACAAGCTCGGCGACATTCTCGGCGCCGTGAACAAGATTCCGATCGGCGACAAATTCAGCGGGATCAAAATGCCGGCGGTCGACGAAACCAGCCGTGCGACGGGATCGCGCTGGGGCGGCGTGCAAAGCTATTGGCTCGGCGAGGGAACTGCTCCGACGCCCTCCAAAATCAAGACCAAATTGCTCGAGTGGAGCCTGCATAAGCTTGTCTCACTCTATTACATCACCGATGAGCTGCTCGCGGACGCGGGCGCCTTGACTGCGGTTATGGCGCAGGCCTTTTCCGAAGAAATCGCCTTTATGACCGAGGATGCGATTTGGGAGGGGTCGGGGTCGGGAATGCCCTTAGGCATTTTGAAAGACGCCAATTCGGCGTCTGGCGTCAGCACGGCGCTGCTGTCGACTCTCTCAAATTATGGTTCGTCGACCGACCCTGCGGCCTTCGCAGGATCGACGCTCGTGATCCCGTCGGTCAAAGGCCAGCCGTCTGGCTCGGTGATCAAGCAAAACATCGATCAGATGTGGGCGCGCGTTCCGCCCGCAGCGCGATCGGGTGGCGCATGGTGGATCAATAAGGACGTCGAGCCTTATCTGCTCAATCTCAATCAGCAGATCGGCACGGGCGGCCAGGGCGGCACGCTTGTTTACATGCCGCCGGGGGGGATGTCTGTCTCACCTTACGCGATGCTCTATGGCCGTCCGGTGATCCCGATCGAATATGCCCCGGGCGCCGGAAACATCGGCGATATCATGTTCGGCAATTTCGACAATTACACGCTGGCCGACAAGGGCGGGATCCAGTTCGCCACATCGATGCATGTGGCGTTCCTGACGGACGAAATGACTTTCCGCGTCACCTATCGCGTCGACGGCAAACCCATGCGCACAGTGCCGCGCCAGCCCTTCGCGAAGGGCAGTCTTTACGACTCGCATTTCGTCGCGCTGGCGCCGCGCTAAGCCGTTCCCTCTCGCCGGGCGGCTCACGCCCGGCTCTCCCTCTCTTTGGAACCAACAGGAGCCGCTATGTCCGGCCGTCAATTTTCGCTTTTGGCGGAGCTTCCGCCCTCCATTCTGCTTCCCGCGGCAGGCGATGCCGCGGGCCGCACCGGGCGCTACGCCTCGCTGAAAAATGCGATCAAGGCCTTTGTCGTCGTCGAAGTGAATCAGGGAAACGCCGCAACGGTTCAAGTCTCGATCCTGCAGGCGAAGGATGTGTCGGGCACGGGCTCCAAGGCGATCAACGCATCGCCGATCTCGCTGATCAACGATACCTCGACGATCGACGCTTTCACTGCGCAGACCGCCGCTGCGTCTTTCACGACCGACGCGTCGCTGAAGGACAAGCTCATCGTCTTCGAAATCTTGCCCGAAGCCGCGCTCGATGTGAATAACGGATTCAGGACGATCGCCGTCCAGACCGGCGCGTCCAATGCGGCCAATGTGACGGGCGCCAAGCTCGTTTATGTCGCTTCGATCAAGGCGCTCGGCGCATCGCTTCCGTCGACCTTCAACTGATACGCGCGGCGCGTTTCGCGCCGCGTCATTTCCCGCTCTCAAAAAAGGGTCTTCGCCATGACCGGACTTCCCGCTATCGACGGCGGCGTCGATCGCTTTTACGACGACACTCAATCCTTTGAGACCGTCGGCTCCTACGCCGCCATGCAATTTCTCGAAGACTTCATCGGCGCAGGCCATTCGTCGATCCCGGCCGCCGGATCGCCGTCAAATGGCTATGCGTGGGTCAAGAAAATCGTCGGGGCGGCCCCGCCGACCGTTTCCGTCGTCGCCAACAGCGCCTGCGGACAGGTCGCGTGTGCGCTGACGGCGACCTCGGAAAAACAGGATGCGGTCCTCTCCTTTAACGACAGTCTCACGCTCGACGGAACGAAGAAATTGAATTTCGAAGCCCGCGTGGCGCTTTCCGTCGCGCCTTCAGCAAGCGGCGTGCAAGCCGTGTTTGGACTGGCGCAGGCGTGGATCGACGGGCCGGACAATAACACCCATTTGCTCGAATTCGGCTGCTCCGCCAACGCCAATCTCGTGCTGCGCGTCAAGGACGGCGCCGGCCTTGTCTCACAGGCCGCGGCGAAGCTCATTTCGCCGTCGACGCAAATCGTGCTCGATACGAATTTCCACATATTCCGGATCGACATGACCGATCCGACCAATGTCGGATTCTATGTCGACGGCGATCGCGTCAACGCCAATTATTCGCTGGCCTATTCTTCCACCGGCGCCGCGGCGATCTTTCAACCCTATGTCGCCGTTTACAAGCCGAGCGGAACCGGCGTCGCGACGCTCACCGTCGACAAGATCGACATTTGGAGCCAGCGCGCTTAAGCGCGCTGCGCCTTTCTTCGCCTCATGCAGCGAGCGACGCAGTGACCCAAAACACGCAAGGCTTTCGTCACATCGGCGAATGGGCGCAGGCGCTGGGCCGCGCCGAATCCGGCGCGGTCGATCCGCGCTTGATCCGCGCGCCGACCGGCGCCGGGGAAACCGGCGCGACGGCCGGTGGCTTCCTTGTCCCGGAAGTCCATGCTGCGGAAATTCTTGAAACGGTCTATGCCGACCGCATGTCGATCCTGTCGTATGTGCGTCGGTTCAACATGCCGGATGGCGCGGCGCGATTGAAGGTCAATGGCGTCGACGAAACGAGCCGCGCCAATGGCTATCGCTGGGGCGGCGTCAGCGTCGATTTCGTCGACGAGGGCGCGGTGCAAACGCCGACCTTCCCGAAATTCAAACAGACCGAATTCGCGGTTGAAAAAATGATCGGCTATGTCCCGGTCAGCGCAGAAATTTTCGCCGACGCCGACAATCTCGCCGGATTTCTGAAGGCCGCCTATGTCGACGAAATCACCTATAAAGCGGAGCAATATACGCTGTCCGCCGCCGGCACCGGCGCGGGCCGGCCCCTGTCGGTTCTGAATTCGCCGGCGCTCGTCACTGTCGCCGCTGTTGCGGGCCAGCCGGCCGGCTCGGTCGTCGCGCAAAACCTGCGCGCCATGTGGCGCGCTTTGCCCAGCGCCTCGCGCCGCCGCGCGATCTGGTGCATGGACGAAAGCGCGACGCAGCTTGTCGAGAGCATCGGCGAAATCTCTTTCGCGCAATCGGGCTGCGCTAATCCCGACGATCTCCCGCGCATCATGGGCCGCCCGGTGATCGAAACCGACGTGCTGCCGGAAGCGGGAACAGTCGGCGATATTCTGCTCATCGATCCCGGCTGGTATGGCGTCGCGTCGAAACCGATGAATTGGGCGCTGTCGGCGCATGTCCTGTTTACGAGCGACCAGATCGTGTTTCGCCTCTCCTGGCGTCTCGACGCGCGCCCGCTCGTCTCCTCGATCATCACCGCCAGCGACGGCGATTATCGCAGCGCTTTCGTCGCGCTCGCGGCGCGCTAGGCGCGCGACAAACGGAGCAACGCAGCATGAGCGAATTGATCGGACAGACGCAAAACGGCGCGCGCGTCATGGCGGTGCGAGAGGGAGACGACGGGCTGTTCGTAAAGCTCGGCTCGCTTGACGCCGATTGGCAAAAAGCGCCGGCGCCGCTCCTGCGCGAATATGATGCGCTGAAAGCCGGGCTTGCGAGCGCGGCCGACACAGACGCTGCAGTCGCGGCTGCAGCTGACGAAGCTCCCGGCGATCCGTCCGGAGCTGGCAAAAAGAAACCCATCGCCCCGGCGGCGACAGGAAAATCGCCGGCTGCGCCGGCTATCCCAGAGGCTCCGAAACTGAAGGACACAGCATCATGACCGACGCCGCCAATCTTGCCGCAGCTCCCGCTCCCGTTGCGGCGAAGGACTCGCATATCGATCGTCTCAATGCGGCGCTGGCCGCGCATCATGCGGTTCTCGAACCCCTCACGGCGCGCATCAAGCTGCTCGAAGACGAGAATGCCCAAATGAAAACGCAGATCGCGGATTATGCGGCGTCGTTCGATCAGACGAGCGCCTATCTCGAGGAAACAACCGCGGCGCTGACGTCTCCCGTCGCTACGCCGGCCTCCGCCCCCGCGCCTGCGCCGACGGCGTAACGCAAGTCCGTCGCGCGGCGTCGCTGATTATCGGCGACGCCGCGACGAATGCGCAGCTCAGGATGCGGCATGATGAAAAAGAAAAATACATCGGCGCCGCTCAATCCGCGTCCCAACGCTGTCGCGCGCAACCGCTCCGCGGCTGCGCTCACAACGCTCTTCGTCGGCGGCGCGAAAACAAGCGTGCCGCGCAAGCCTCGCCGCGAGCGCTGATCATGTATTA